AGATGATATATCACCAGATTGACCAATCAACTTTCTTAGGTTATCCTCTGTAATGTCGTCTATTTTAGTTGGTAGAGGATTGTAACCAACCTTTGATATTTCATTTACGTTCAATTTGAACTCCTTTTTGCAAAATTAATTATTAGGTAGCTTCAAGGGACTAGTGTGACCGCACCCTCAACCTTTTCCCGCCTAATCACATTCCTATGATTAACTAGTACTTCAGTACCAACCCCTAGAACACTCATCCATTAGGACATCCTTTCTAAGAACCATGCCTTACAACTTAGGTATTGTTGTTCAGCCAGAAGCAATAATACTTTTGCAAGAGTATTACTCCTAAATAGTAAATGTATTATATAACATACAAAAGGTATGTCAACTACATTTCAAAACTTAAATTAAAAGATATAGTTCTTCTTAAACCCTTACCTCTAAATGGATAGACTTCATGCAATAACCAAGCGGGAAACATAAATATTTGCCCTACGTGTGGCTTTACAGGATATTTTGGGTCTATAAACAGTTGTGGTGTTCCATATAAAAATTCAATCCAACCTGCGTGTTCCCTTTCCTCACCCTTTTCCACGGATGGTGGCATTTTTAACCAACCTGCCGCAGACAGCATTCCATAATGCATATGGGGAGGATTGAAATCACCGGCAATAGAATTAACAAGCCAACTGTTATGTAACATGACCTTTTTAATTCCTTGTTTTGCTTTTTCCTTGTCTGCATCATCACCATCGGCATTTAACTTTGTTTTAACGTACAAATTTGTACAGTGACCTATCCAATTAAAGAATGTTGGTAAATGTTCATCTGGTTTGTTGTGCCAGATATGGTCTTCAATTTTGTGTTCCTGTTTTACGTTACCAACTAAATTATCCGACCAATCCAACTGCTTGGATTTTTTATCACTTTCCGATATTTTGTCACCATAATCATTCAGCATTTTAATGTATGGTTCGGGCATTTCAAATTCCATGAGATACGGACTAAACGGTGCGTGAACCTGCCCTTTTAACTTATAATCCTTGTAATCCATTATATTTCCTCCAAGTCCAACCAATTATGTCCAATTTTTAACTCAATGTCAATTGGCATATCATAATCAATATTGTATCTTCTTTTACATTCATCCTTAATACTCATCATGGATGTACGCAAATAGTCAATGCATTCAATTTTTTCACTAGGATATACATCCAAGGTAATGCTGTCATGTACAGTGTTACAAATAACACTTTTCATATTTTTTCTTTTCATTATAGCATATAGGTTAACTAACGCAAGAGGTAATAAGTCTGCCGTTGCAAATCCCTGTACAGGATAATTCTTAATCGCTGTGGAATTTGTTACATTGCCATACTGTGTCCACCTAGCCTCTGGAAATGCGTATTCCCTTCCAGAAGGTAACTTTATTTTCTTTGTTTCAACCGCCTCTTTTTGTAGTTTGTAATGCCAATTATTAACTTGCCAATACTTGTTTTTAAATGCCTCATAGTATCTCATTTCCTTTGGTGTTCCTAAAATACCACCATACAATGGTTTAAATGTATGTGCCTTGGCATCTTGCCTAGATACATTCATTGTATCTGCAGTATATTGATGAACATCCACATTATTCTTAACATCTTTGTACACTTGTTTATCCTTGGATAAGAACCCCGCCACTCTAAATTCCAATTGTTTATAATCACCTTCCAATATAAATCCATTATTAAATCTACTGACAATGGCTTTTCTTACAGGAAATGTTGTTCCTCTAGGCATATTTTGAAAATTAGGGTTCCTTGAAGACAGCCGACCTGTTGATGTTACACATTGCATGAATTGTGGATGAATAAAATTGTTAACGTCCAAACCTCTTTCTATTCCCTCTATAAATGTTCTTAAATAAGTTCGTATGGCACTGTATCTTGTATAAGATTCCAAAAATTCTTTCGCTACAGGATTTGATTCCGTTATGTGTTTACTAGCAGTACCCATGTCCGTTTTAAATCCGTGAACAGTACAATCCAGAATATTTGTAGGTACTAATTTAAATCCTGCCACTTCCCCTGTTGATATGTATACAACACCTTTACCAATGCAATTAGGACATTTAGGTGCTATTTTATATAGTTCACCCTTAACAGTATACTTTTTAACAGTTCCTTTTCCAAAACAATTGTCGCATCTCTGTACTTTTGTTTTGTAAACTACGTCTGTCATGCGAGAAACCCTGCTGTTAAACTCTCTTCTGCTTAAATTTGGTCTCCTTTTGGGACGTTTTGCCCCACCCCTGCGTACTTCTGTACCTAAATTAAATGCAGATTTCCATTGATTTTTGTCTTTTACCTTACAACTGTACATAACAACAGACCTGTCCTCACCGCTATCCAAATTAACAGGAGTGTCACCCATTGCCTCTATAATCATTGTATCTAGCTTTTTCTTTAAAATAACCATCTCCTCGTGATAGTCATCCCTTAATTTATGAAGTGTATCTACGTTAATTTTTATACCACAAACCTCTATGTCTGTCAAGGTTTTTGTCATTTCAAATGACAGATTAATTGTATTTACTAAACTCATTTAATTCCACCTCCAATATTCTACACTGTTCCTGTGCCAATTCATAGGTACAGCTTACATCACCCATTCCATATTCCTCAACCAAACGGGCGGGAATGTCTTCCATACTCGTACCGTTTTTCATAAAATCCTGCACTAAATATTTCTTTTTTTGCTTAACTTTTCTTCTTTTACAACTTCCATCAAGTGACAAATCCCTATGTATCCCTCTGCTAAGTATATATTCAACAACCATAGTATCAAACACACGATTGTTATAGGTAAAACCACAATTATACAGCCAAGACAAATCAAACTTAATATTATGACCGATAAGCAAAGTAGTATGATGTAGTAAATTCTGTAGTATATCCTTTCCATTTTTTGTTGGACTCCTTTCCTTATGGTAAAACCATATATAATCTTCTTTTCCCGTCTGTGTTTTAATTCCCACACTGACCAATTGATTGGTACCATTGTAGGAATACAAATCATCCTTTTTAAATGTTGTTTCTATATCTAGACACATTATCATCTTTCATCATCCTCACTAAACACACCCGTTTGAACATTAATCTTACAAGCCAATCCAGAGTGTATGCCATTAACCTTATTCTTTGATATGTTCAAGAATCGTGTTGTATTTTCATCATGGTCTGAACTACGACCAATGCCAATAATAATGTCACCTTCCCCCGCCTTGCCTGTTTTAGACCCATCCAACATATCATAGGTTAAAAATTCTTTTCCTTCGGCATCAGCACCGGCTTGAGATACCGCCCATACCAAACAATTGTTACGCTTTGCGATTTCCCTTGCCATATAATACAGTTCCTTTAATCGTTCATCACTTCTGTTAAAATTACCCTTGACTTTTATTTTATCCAATTGGTCAATGAATATAATGTCTGGCTTGTTTAAATCACAGTAGGATTGTACTTCACTTATATTTGTACCTACACTATCTATTACTGTTAATTTTTCTTCCACATTCATGTCTTCCAACAAACTGCTACAACTTTCCACATTGTCATATAATTCATCCTTTGACATATTCAACAGCGAACAGAAAATGCGAATTTTTAATCTTGTTGCCCTCTCTTCATTTGCCCAATAAAAAACTTTATGCCCCGCTTTTACATATTCACTAGTCAAGTAACAGCAAAAAGATGTTTTGCCAACTTCTGGTCTTGCGAATATTATTCCCAAGTCGCCCCTGTTCAACCCCATTACTTTTTCATACAAAGGTCTTAACGGAAATTTAAAATCACAAGTCTTGGTTTCATTTGCGATTAAATCTTTTAGTGTATCTTTTATAATTGTAAATGTTTCATGTTGCTCTGGGTCTTCATTCATTGCCGTGTCTATTATTCTTTGCAGTACGCCAAAGTCATCATTCTGTCCTGTCCATATCGCCAATGCCTTGTCACCAATTTCCCTAGCTTTATCTCGTCTCCACAAATTGAACAGTAAGTCAAAAGCCATGTCCATATTTGTAGGTG